TCTCACAAGGATTATAAAACGAAATTATACATAGTGGAAAAGGAGTTATAATGAGTGGAGGCGGCGGATCAACAACAATAAAAGATACAAAATCACAGAAGGCTTTAGCCTCTATTGCTGCACAAAGATTTAATCTTTATCAACAATACTATGTTCCTTTAGAGAATGAGTTTATGGGGCAAGTTGCCGCAATGACAAGTCCAGAGTCTTTTGAAAACGTAGAATCTTACGTTACTTCTTTACAACAACCAGAGTTTCAAAACGCAAGAAGGCAATTAGAGTCACAAGCATTTAGCCAAGGAGCAGACCCAACCAGCGGTCAGTATCAAGCGGCAAGTCAGCAAGCAACGCAAGCTCAAGCAAGAGGAATGGGTTTGGGTACTGCTGAGGGTCTTTCTGGTCAAGTTGATAGGTATTATCAAGGAATGCAAAACATAATTGCTATGGGTCAAGGTCAGGCAGGATCAGCCATAGCTGGTCTTGGAGATGTTGGTGAACTTGCTCAAAAAAGAGGAATAGCAGAAGCTAAACAATCAGCACAAAGTTCACAAGGCAATGCAGCAATTGTTGGAACCGGGTTGGGCGTTGGTGCTGGTTTATATATGGGCAATACTTAATGGCATTTTATAATTTAACAGACGAAAGAAAAGATGATCCATATAACCCCAATGATGGCAGTTTATATGTAAATCCTTTTAGGACTGGAGATCAATCGGCTCAAGACACTTTATCAGACTTATACGAGTCTGAGTTTCAAGATTATTTAAATAGGTTTTTTCCAGTAGAACAAGACTTAATAGCTCAAATGACAACAGGTTTTGAGCAACTACAACAAGAAGAAATAGGTAGAGCACAGTCAGCAGTTGCAAGACAATATGCAAATACAAGAGGTCAAGAAACTAGAAGACAAGCTGGATTTGGCATAACACAAAGAATGGATCCACAGGGCGGATATGAAAGATCAGAGACATCTGCGTTGGTTGCAGCTAGAAATTTTGCAAAAATGAGATCTGAAGAAAGAAGAATGCAAGTTCTTTCTGGTGGTCTTGGAAGTGCAATGGGACAAAAATCAGTAACAGGAGGATTAAGTGGCTAACGGATTAGGTGGATTATTGGCAACAGGTCAAAAAACAAAAGAACAAGCTAAGGCAGGTTTATTAGGAGCTGCACGTCTTGAAGCACAACAAGATATAGCACAAAAAAGTCTTGATATGCAAAAAGAGGCAGGGCAACAACAACTCCTAGGTACTGCTGTAGGTATCGGTGGTGCAATAGGTGCAAAGGCAGCACAGACAGCCGTTACAAACTTAGGTACAACAGCAACATTGGGTGCAAAAGCAGGAGCAGCCGCAGGTGCATTAGCTCCGCCAGTCTTAATAGCATTAGCGGCGGCAACATTACTAAATAAACTTTTCGATTAATTATGGCAAACTTATCATCAGGAATTATAGACGGAATTAATATAGGGCTTAAAGTATCGGGTCTTGCTTCGCAAAAAGAAAAAGACGAACTTCTCATGGAGAAGACTAGGCTTGATATGGAGCAATCAACAGAGCTCTTAAACAGTAATTTAAAAACAGCAGGGCTAACTCAAACGCAAACACAACAAGCAATAGATCTTAACAACATTAAACTTGGCTATGCAAAGGATATAGCTGCGGCAGAACTTGCAGGTAAAGAGCTAGACAATACATACACTGAAGCAAGAATTGACTACACAAAAACAATAACAAGCGGCTTAGTTTCCGATCAAAGGCGAGAGCAGATAACAGAAGACTCTGCATTGCTTGTTAACATTCTAGAACAAATAAGTAATCTTCCCGATGATGCAACAGACTTTGAGTTAAATACAATAACATCACAAATGCAATACATAGAATCTCCTCTTGTAAGATCACAATTAAAAAACATAGATCCAGGCTTTAGAAAATCGTTTAATAATTTAATGCCAGTATTTCAGTCTGGAGACTTTGAAAATGCTCCACAAAGTTTTAATGAAGATCTAACAAAAATTTTAAAACCACAAATAGAAACAGTTTTTTTGGGTGCAGACTTTATTCGTGAAGATGGAATAAAGGGAAAAGTTCAAGACGTTGTTTTAAATGGAGACTTTATAGCTAAAGGAATAGGTGATGAAATGATCCTTGGATCAAAAGTAACCGTTGACTTTGGCGAAGATGGAGTAAAAGAATATGAAACATTTTTACCAGATCAAACCGATGGGGGCAAAAGAATATTTAGAGAGGATCTAAAAGCAGATGATTCAAAAGCAGTATCAGTAAAGGACACTGTTGATTATGTTTCGGGTCAAAAACATTTAGCAATGATATTAGACCTAAACCCAAGAATGCTTTCTCATTTACAAAAAATGACAGGATCTCTTGAAGATGTTTATACTCCTATTTCAAAAACAAAAGAGGCACAAAAGCAAACTGCAATAAATAATATATATAAACAAGAAGGAATAGAGTTTAATACTTTACTGGCATCAATTGATATTAACTCTCTTAAAAGTATTACAGATCCTAAAGACCCACAAATGCAAAATGCATTAAGAATGACTTATGCTTTCTATAAAGACAGTTCAGGAATTACAAAAGATGGAGATCTCTTTGTAACAAAGGATGGGGAAGATCCACTGGCTACAATACTTGGAAATGCACCAAAATATGACAATGCAAGAGCTTTATATGATGGGTCTTCTATTGAAGATACCTTAAACAGGTATAACAATAATGCAGATGAAAATGGATCGCCAACAACAAATATCTTAAATAACATATTTCCATTTGATGCTCAAACAAATGCAGTAAAAACCACAATGCTAGAATACTTTAATGATAACTTAGACATGCAGGCAGAGATTGAAAACTTTGACAATGCTTTTAACCAAGCAGTAAAGGAAGGAAATATAAAAGAAAGTGAATACACCAAGGAACTTAAAAAACACATAGAAAAAGCCTTAACAAATAAAGGGTCTTAATATGGCTAACGAATTTAGCGTACCGTTATTAGGGGAAGAAGAAGAGAAAAAAGAATCTTTTTCAGTACCTTTACTAAATCAAACAACAGATTTAGAAAAACCACAAAAAGAAAAATTTAATGTACCTCTATTAGAAGAACAAGAGGGTTCTTACATTGGTGCGTTCAAGCCAACAGGCACAAAGTTATTTGATGCGGTAGTAATGGCAGGTGAGCAAGGAGCCAACCTTCCTGGAAGAATGGCAAGATCGGCAAAAAATGCAGCCATACAAGATATAACAGATGACATAAATGATTCTATGGAACAGAGTGATAGGTCGTTACTAGACAATCTTTTGTTAAGAGGAAGTGGTCTAAAGTATAGATATGAAAAACAAACTCTTGAAAATGAATTGGGGTTGTCTGATAAAGGAAACTTAGGAATACTTTGGGAAACAGTTTTTGGAGAAAGTGCGACATCAATTCTAACTAAAAAACTTAAGTACAAAGAGATGTCTTTAGATGAAAAATCTAAAAATTTAAACGACTTAAAAAAAGAATCCAAAGAACATGCAAATGAAACAAAAAAAATTAACGATGCATATAACCTAAAGAAACAAAAACTTTGGGATAAGAGAGGATATACCGAAGAAGAGATAGCTTTGGTTGGTGGTGTTTCTTCTATGGCTGTTTCACTAACTAGCATGGGAGCTGCTGTATTTACCAGAAACCCAAGAGTTGCTTATGCAACACTGCCTTATTTTGGTCTTGTAACACAACAAGAAACTTATGAGAGCTCAATAGCATCAGGCATGTCAGATAAAGATGCTAGATATAATTCTTATATTCAAGGCGGAACAGAGATTGCTTCAGAAATGTTAACTCAATTTACTGTTGTAAAAAGCTTAAACAAATTTTTAAAAAAGCAAAAACAAAACGTAAAAAGTTTGGTATTAGAAGGCGGTGGAATCCTTGCCGCAGAGTCAGTCGGTGAACAATTTAACGGATTGGCACAATCTATCACGCAAGCATATTACGACAATACAGATGAGCTAAAGATTGCTTGGGATAACAAAGACAATCCTTTATACGAGGGAACAGATTATAAAGATATATTATGGGAGAGGGCTAGGTTAACATCTATAGCAAGTTTGGCAGCTGGTGGTGGGATGGTGACTGCAAATGGGGCTATAAAATATAACGCATCAAAGGATTGGATAAAGAACAGTCCCAAACCCCAAGAAACACAAGAGTCTATAAAAAACGTCATACTCTCAAAAGAGCTGGACAAAGTAGCACTTGAACAGGCATCTATAAAAGCATTAGAAGAAGACAATTTAAATGATGCTAACACTGACCCAATGGAAATATTGGCTGAAGAAATTTTAAAGATAGAACTCCCAGGAAAGAAGTCTGAGGTTATATCTGATCCGACCACCGAATCTGCTGGAGATCCATTAAATGATGTAACTAATATAGATGATGGTCTTTTAAATGTAGAGAAGTTTTTAAAGGCAAAGGGTTATGATATAGACAAAATGAACCTTACCACTGGTACTGATTATGCTGCTGGGTTAAGAAACGAACCGCCAAACCAAATAAGACTTTTAGATTCAATAGGTTTCCGCGTAGATTTTAATAATGTAAAAGAGACAGCAAACAAGATAGATCAATTTATTATTAAGCAAAATGCAGAAAAGAAATTTAAAATAAAGGTTAAGCCAACTCCAAAAGAAAAAATAGTTTTACCAAAAAAACCAAAACCTATTACAGCAAGAAGCTTTTATCTTGGCTCTATGAGTAATAATGCACTAAAGCAACAAGAAATAGTAAGAGCTTTATCGGGTGGTGGGGATAAGGTTTCTCCTGTATATAGAGCTAAAAAAGGTGGAGGTGAGGACAGCCTTGATGCTGGAGGTGCAGTTCTTTTAGAAGAGGGGTTCTTCAAAGGAAGGAACGAAGGCGGAACAATAGAAACTAGTGGAGAAACCTCTAGGCTTAGTGTAAATGAAATTGCAGATCTTTTAGAAGAAAACCCTCTAACACCGAAGTCTCAAGAAGAGCTAAATGCTTATGAGTCTGAAATGGAAGGCATTATATATAACTTTATTAGCAAAAACCCAGGGTCTTCTGTTTCTGATATAGCCAAGGCTGCGGGTAGAACAAGTAAAATAAATATAGAAGACGCACTTATTAGACTAGAAGATGCAGACGGAATAGAAAAATCTACTCTTAGTGGAGATTATACTTATAAAATAAAAGGTCAGGAGGAGCAAGTAAAAACAGACCCGGCAGAAATAGATTTTACAGAACAGGTGATTCCAGACTCATCGCAACCTGTAACCTTAGAAGATTTTGAAAACATACCAAGCTTCCCAGCCGATGATTACTTTAATGAACAAGACAAGATTCCTGTTTATCCAGAGTTTGAAGAGTACACACCAAAAAATACTCCATTAAAGCCAGCAAGATCTGGTAGTAAAAGTGATTTAGACAAAGGCTCTAACATCACAGACCCACCAAAAGAAAGAGAGGTTGACCCATGGGGTGTTGGCGAGGTTTCTTATTTGGAAGAAAAAAAACAAGAGCTAGAATTTAAATTCCAAAATACAGTTGGTTATGTTAAAGATGTAGAAAAGGCTAGGGATCAAAGAGCAGAAGAAAAGGGCTTGCCAAAACTTACCATATCTCAAAAACCATCTGAAGCTTTTGTAAGACTACCAGGATTAAGAGCTAATAAACAGGAAAAATCTTTAAAAGCCGCAGAAACTATTGTTGAAAAAATGCAAGAAAAAAATATCAAAGCAGATGATGTTGATATTATTGCCAGGGCATTACATGCACCAGAGAGAAATAGAAAAGTTTATAAAGATAAGTTAAATAACATTGATGAATTAATAAAAGAAGCAGGAGAAACTCCCACTAAAAACCAAGCAGCTCAGATAGAAAAAGCAAAGAAAGATGCAGCAAGGTTTGAAGACAATGGCTCTGGAATAAGAACAGAAGAGGCAATAGATGTTTTAAAAGATTATGGAATAGAACACAATGGAACAGAGGCAACAGCACTTAATCAAGATGGGCAAGAATTATTAGATGTGGTAAATGAGTACCATCAATACATTAAAGAGACGGTAGACCTTTACAATGAAGGGGGCTTAATAGACGACTCTACTTCTGAAGATTTTAAGTCTGGAGAAAATTATAAATACTATGTGCCTCTAACAGGATGGGCTGCAGACACGACAATTGATAATAAGCCAAATAGAAAGGGCAAAGGTTTATCTATTAAAGATGGTGAATTCATAAAGGCGGAAGGAAGAAAGTCTATATCGGCATCGCCATTTATCCAAATGGTTGATCAAAGAATGAAGGCTATTGATAGAGCCACAAAAAATGATGCATTAAATAGATTAGCAAAATTATTTACAGAAGAGTTTGATGGAAGTGATATAGCAGAAGTGGTTGACATAAAGCCAAAAGAAATGGAGATGGTGTTTGGTTTTAAAGAAGGAGGAAGTCAAAAATGGTTAAAAGTTTATAATGAAAAACTAGCTAGATCTTTGAACGCTTATGACTCAGAGACATTAGGTAAATTCTCAAGAACAATGCGACCAATTACAAGATTTATGTCGCAAATGTATACGGCATTCTCTCCGCCATTTGTCTTAAAAAACTTTATGCGAGATCTTGTTGGCGGTGGCATAGGAATATACACCGAACAAAATTTACCCGGAGGAAGGGCTGAGGGAAAAGCCATACTTGAGAGCAGTGTTAAAAGTGTGTTGCCAAGGCTAAGACAGTTCTACCAAGGCATAAAAGGAAAACAGATAGAAGAAGATGGAATACAAGAAGCTTATGAAAGGTTTAACGAATATGGTGCTAACTCTGGTTTTGTTACCACCCTTGGTCAAGAGAAAATAGGAGACTTTTATAACTCTTTAAAAAAGAAATATAAAGGAACGGCATCATTAGAGAGTGAAGATAAGCTTCTTCTTAGAGTTGGTGGTGGTTTGAAAGGTGCATACAAAGCAACTGAAAAATGGATGTATGACTTAAATAGTGCGGTGGAAAATGGAATTAGGTTTTCTACTTTTGTAGAATTTATAAAGGCGGAAAATGGCGGCAAGATACAAGGTGCTAAAAAAGAAACCTTAGAGCAAGCGGCTTCTTTAGCTAAACAATTGACCATAGATTACACAACCAAAGGAGACATAGGTAATGTTATTAATTCGCACTTTATTTTCTTTAATGCTGCGGTTCAAAGTAATGTTCCTCTCTATAGGGCTTTAGCTAAAAATAAAAAAATAGCCCTTCAGGTTGGGGGCGGTATTTCAACCTATGCGACCATGCTTACTTTATATAACTTTTTGGTTTCAGAAGAGGATGAGACTGGAAGACCTATTTATGAAAATATAGCAGAAAGATATGGTAACAGATATGTAATAGTTATGCTCCCTAACGTCAACATGAAAAGCACTGATAAAATAGATCAGGAAGAAGGTTTTTTCAAAGGCAAGTTTTTTGCAGGAGGTAAGCTTTCGGTAAATGGAAAAACCGTTGCCCTTGCCTATCCACAAACTTTGGGATTTAACGTGCCGTTCAACCTAGCAAGAAACGCAGTAGAAACTCAAGCACATAAAATATTTAAACTTAATAGACAATCAAAAACTATTGGTCAAGCTTCCCTAGATATGTTTGATACTTTTAGCACTGGTGTTATGCCGCTGGGTGTCAACGTGTCTAAAAAGGGAGACTTGGAGGGCTTTGCCTCTACAGTTATAAGAGCAGCGACCCCATCTTACGCAAAGCCTCTTACAGAAATAGCTGTTAATGAAAACTTTTTTAACATTCCTATTACAAAACAATTTTATGGCGGATCTAAAGGGATACCAGAATCATCTGTGGTTACAAGTTATGACAAAGATATTTATATATCATTGGCTCAATTTGTTAATGAGATGACTGGAGGTAATAATGAGATGTTGGAAAAAGGATTTATTGATTTACAACCGGGTCAAATAAAATACATAGCAGAATATTACGGCGGAGGACCAATGTCATTTGGAAACAAAACCGTAGAAGGCATAAGAAGATTTATGTACTCTGAGATACAAGATGTAAAAGATATTAACTTTGTTAATACCTTCTTGGTTCAAGAACAAGATGGGGTTTACTCAAGAAGATTTTATAGTGCTATGGATGATATAGAGAGCAAGACTTATAAATATGACAAAATAGAAGACCCAGAAGCCAAGGCTGAGTTCTACAGAAAAAACAAAAATGTTATTAAGTTAAATTATCTGAGTGATATGGATAAGCAGATTAAAAAATCTTTACCGTCAGAGTTAAAGGGTATTGTAGAAAAACCACTAACCGATATTAGACGTAAAATGGATAAAATTAAAGATGCCGATAAAACATTACAAGCATTAAAACTTAGAAAAAAGGATCCATCCACTTACTATTTAAAAATAGACAAAATTAAGGAAGATAGAAGAGAAGTTCACATAGATTTACTAAAACAGTATGAGAAGGCTATGGCGAAAGATGAGAAGCAAGACTAACAGATACATACTAATAGGGGGAAATATGACAAAGCCCATTAGTCCTGCTGTAAACATTAAGATATCAGAGTATTACTAACCTCACAAGCATCGCTTAGATAATCTTTTGACAGATGTGCATACCTATTGACTATGTTAAAGTCTGACCAACCACCAAGATGTTGTAATGTGTGAAGCGGTGTTCCGTTCTGCACATGATGAGTAGCCCAGGTATGCCTTATATCATGCCATCTAAAACCTTCTAGGTTTGCTTTCTTTAAAGCATTGTACCATCCTGTATTAGAGGCTCTGCCAATCTTTCTGCCAGCGTATGTAAAAACGTAAGGACCAACCTGCTCTATAGAATCTAGCAACTCCTTACACTTGTTATTCAAGGGTACGCATAAGCTTCTGCCATTTTTTGTTTCAGACCCATCAATAGCTATTTGATTTTCCATAATGTCAATCCACTTCAAGTTAAAACAGTTGGACATTCTTACGCCTGTAAGCAAAGAAAAAACAAATGGTTTTTGTAGATGAGCTGGAAGTTCATTACGAAGCCTGTTTATATCATCCAAACTAAAATACTTAACCCTTGCAGATTCTTCTTTAACTTTTTTAATTATAGGCTTGGAATCCAACCACCCCAGTTCTTCATAGGCATACATAAGTATTGCCCTAAAATAATTTAAGTATCTGTTAATAGTTCCAGGTTTGCCCTTTATTCCAGATCTAATGTTTACAATATCTGATTTCTTTATGTCTTTTATATCTATGCCCTCTAGTCTTGGGTCAAAGTATTTGCGATAGGTAAAATCATTTTTACCCATTTTATTAAACTTATAATATTCAGTAACTGCTTCTTGCCATGTATTCATTTTGAATCCTCTTTGGTTGATTTAATAGTTCCCTTAACTTAAGACCCCAAAGCTTTTTAAACTCTGGATCCCTGGCTCTTTTCTTTGCTTCGTTCAAAGCAATACATCTTCTAGTTATATTATCCATTTAATAAAACCAAAAAGGCTGCACATAACAACATGCCCATTACAGAAATTATAATTAAAGTATCATGCTTCATTCTTGACCGCCTTCTTATTGTCTTTATGCATTTTATAAAGCCTTTTAAAATATTCTATTTCTTCCTGCATATTTCCCCAAATCTCATCTCTAACTTCTTTTCTTGCTTCGGTGCTTAACCTGGTAAGGACTTCAAAGTCTGTTTTCTTTGGAAACCACCATTGATGATTAAATGATTTATACATAGCAGAGGGTTCTCCAGTTGTCTTCCATCTCCACTCAACAGTTCCGTGTTTTGTATCTTCGTTAAATATTGTTAGTTTCTTATTCATAATTTCCCTATTTATATTTGAATATGTAATCATTGTAAACTATATAATGTATTTTTTAAATAGCTGTAAGGGAATAAGGCATGCTATTTTTTTCTGATCATCTCCATTACCAACTATATCTCTCGACTCAATATTATTGATCATGATGCATTCCATTATTTTTCTTGGGGTTATCCACATGGTTTCAGTCCCTGTTTCTATAATCCAAAAGTCTGCTTCTGTACTAAGAAGTGCTGACGGCTTGTTAAACATAAACAATTCAACAAGAATGTTTCCTGTCTCTTGACTCTTATAATCAACCTTGACTTCTATCTTAAGGTTTTTTTCTGGGATAAATATGTCATACGGCTTAAACTTTCCGGGCACAAGAACTGCTGTTGGATATTTTTTTCTAAGTGATAGTAGAACTTTGTTTTCTATTTCATGTCCAACCGCTAGATCTTTTTTAAAAGCATCTGATGGATTGATCATTATTCTTCTTCGTCTTTTGGTTTGTTTGTAAAGGTCTGTCTTATTTCATAGCCTTGAGAAATGTTCTTCATATTTATTCCCTTTCTAACGACCTCTGATAGCTCATTCCACTCAAGGATCTCATCCTCATACCTTCCGCATGTCTTACACCTCTGATCTCCAAGGGTTGTTGTGCAAATGCCACCAGTGCACGGAGATCCAGACAGCGATCCCTTACCTAGAATAGCCGAGAGTCTCTCAAAATTTGAAAGACCCTTGTCTATATCGTCAGCCATTAGGACTCTTGTTTATCCTTAACTTCTTCTTGCTCAATAACCTTGTAGGTTTCTGGTAGGTATGAAGTAAGGTTGGTTCTCTCAACCTCAGCACCCACTTGGATAAGTCTTACAAGCTCTCCTAGAAGTGGCTGTATTGTTTGCTGATAGAACTGTTGTGCCGCAACAGCCCTGTTAGCCTCTTCAGATAAGTCTTCTATATTATAAGACCTTACCTCTTCATCCACCTTTACTGTTATTGTTGGTTTTTCTTTATTTTCCATGGTTACTCCTTAAAATGGAAGGTCGTCTTCTGTAATCCCAGAAGGAAAAACTTCTTCAGACTTTGGTGCTGGTGCAGTTGCTCCATAACCTTCTGTCTTTGGCATTACACTAAAACTCATTGCAGGGGCTTTTGGATTTGCTCCTGGTTTTCTTGTCCAGCCATTCAGAAAGTATTGTTTTCCTTCAACATCTATACCCCCTGTATAATCTGGTTGTGTTTCTTTTTCTTTCTTATCGTTTTTCCAAATAGATCCACGATTGGTGTTATCATACTGTTTCATTTATTTCTCCTTTTTAGACCAGTCTTCTAAAACTTTATTTACAATATAAGCAATCTTTCTGTCATTAAATCTATGACCTTCTATCTTGCTAACTTTTACAAGCTTATCGTATATATCGCTGTCGATTCTTGAGCTAATTGATTTCTTATTATTAGCCATTTTTTTCCTCCAATAGCTTGGTATAAATCCTAGAGTCTCCTTCAGATCTATAACTTTCCATTACATCTCTGGGGATATCTTGCTCTTTAACCAATCTAGCGTAGTTTATTCTTCCTCTTGCTTGTGTCATATGACATTTCACTTGTGAGGTACTAAACGCCCCGCCATGTTTTGCTATTAACACGGCAGATAATATCTTTTTCCTTTCTTCCAGGATCAAGGATTTATCTTTGAGCTGCTTCAGTTCTTTCAACACAGATGCTAATTCAGACGTGTCATCTTCATCATCAACTGCCTTATAATTTATTCCAGGTTCTTCTTTGTCTTGAGTCCATCGCTCAATATAATTTGGGTCTAACCTTTTCTCCGCATACCAATCCATAAATTCTTTTGCTTTTGGTATATATGTTTTTGCCCAATCCTTATCTCTCTTAACCCACTCCTCATAATACTCTTCATCGCTATACCATTGAAAAAATAACATTTCATCTAAGTCCATGCACTCTAAAGCCATTTGTATTTGATGCCAATAATTTCTCTTATCTTGTTTAACATCTTTACAGGGCTTGCCTTGAGGACATTTAACCTCAACAGCAGATACATTTCCGTTTCTTCCCTCAAGCATTATTCCATCAGGAGATATGCCAAGCCAATCATAATCTGGATGAACAACAAAAGATGGTTGTGTTATTTTGTAACCCATTTTCTCTAAAGTTTTTAAAGCAAAAGGTTCGCTGTCTGTACCATGCTTCATAGCAAACATAGCAAATTGATTAAATGGGTCTTGTGATAAACCATTAGCCTCTCTGTACATATCTCTGCCCAAAGACTCCCATTGATCTCCTTTAGTCCAAATACATTCTTGTGCGGTCTTACAGAGCCTTGTTCCAGTAATTCTATTTGCTCTTTGTTTATGCCAAGCCTCTGACCCTTGTTTGATTTGTTCCATTATTTAATTACCTTGCTGTATAAAAGATTTAACTGAACCCTGGTTTCCTTGTCATTACTAAGTTCTGCAACTTTGTCATACTGTTGAAATAACTTCAGAGCCTTGTCTTTATCTTTATAAACCTTTCTAAGTTGTGTTTTAAATTCCTCTATCATAGAGACTTCTTCTTGATCGGCTTCAGGCTTAGAGTTCTTGTCAACTCCTTCCATTTCAGGCTCAACAACACCCTCAAACGGCACACAAAATGTTTCTAATAAAGCATTCCTATATGCAAAAGATCTTGCAGCCTCTAAATCTTTAGCTTGTTGAGACAAACTGTGACCAACATAAGACCTATCGACATAAGACCCATCTTCGGTACATAAAAACCTCAAAGTCCCAACAACTCTTGTAAGGGTATTTTTGCCATCTATAAATTTAGTAGAAACATTCAACCCTGGTTGCACAATCGTAAGTATTTTGTTTTCAAACAAGGGTTTTGAAAAAGATTGAATGATCTGGTCAATACCTCTGTAGTTATATTTTTGATAATTATTTACGCCTTCCTTTGCGATAGGGTTTAAAACCATGTATTCTTGAACGCATTGCAGGGCTTCGTATATTTTTTCTTTTGCCATATTATTTCTCCTTGGAATGATTGTATTCTTTATAATATATTAAATCAAGTATTTACAATAATTATATTTATGTGCTTTAATAGTCTTTCAAGAGGGAAAATATGTCATTAGAATACATCACTAAAGTTTTAAAGGTGGAGGTAAACTCCACACAAAAACTTATACTAATAGTTTTAGCAAACTATTCTGACGAATTTGGTCAGTCATATCCATCACATAAAAAATTAACAGAACTTACCAATCTATCTCTCACGGCTATAAAAGATAATCTTAAAAAGTTAAGAGAAATAGGATATTTAGATTGGGAAAAAAGAAATAATACAAGCAATCTTTATAAGTTAAAGGTGTCGCCGTCAGGTGGCTACCCCCCGCCGTCAGGTGGCTACAATACTAAAGGTAATACTAAACAAATATATATATTAGATTTGGATAGGATTAATGAAATTTATAAGGAGCAATGCGATAAGATTTTTTATCAGCACAGTGCCAACTCATTCAAAGCAAACGCAAGATGGAAAGAGCTGCGTGAACTGGGGAGGAAAGGA